ACGGCAGTCACCACATGGTATGAAATCACAGGAATAACAAACAACACAACCCTAACGATCAATGCTCCCGTTACTCTATCTGCTGGAACTTCGTATGTTATTGAAGAAATACGAATTGCAGTTGCCTGTACGCAATCGGGTACTAATTCTATCGTTGTGAATAGCGGTGTTCATCTCATCAAGGGGTTGAACTACAGCACATTCTCTCAAGGCGGAACCACAATTACAGAAGCAACGACTGTTGATAACATTCGTGCTTCATACCTGTTGACCGATGCAAGAATAAACTCTGCACCAATCCAAACCTTCACAGTCACCATTGCTTCACCAGGAGTCTTTACTTGCAATAGTCATGGACTGAGGAACGGTGATGTTGTTGTTTTGACAAGTACAGGTGCTTTGCCAACTGGACTTACGACATCTCCGACGACTGCTGCAACGCTGTATTATGTCATCAATGCAGAGGCGAATACATTCAACCTGTCAACCACTCTCAACGGAACTGCGATCAATACCTCTGGTTCTCAGAGCGGAACTCATACCATACACTCTCATGCAAAGAATGTGTCGGCAACTCTTGCTCTTGACAATGAGGTTAGCAAGACAGACCACAGCATCTACTTGGTGTCAACATATACAACCGCTTGTTCAATAACCAAGTACAACCTCAGAGCGGCATTGACTGTTGGTGCGATGGGTTCGTTCATTACCGCAGGAACGAGTCCAAGTGCCTATGTGCTATCCACAACGACACAAGCGGTCACGGGAACACCATCACAGGTAAATTCTGGAAGAATATTTACAGTAAATCATGGTTCCGCATCTGGAATAAAAAGTCTTTACTTTACAACAAACACAAGAATTTACCGTTGTCCATATGCCAATCTTACCAGTGGATCTATAACCTGGTTGGAAGACGCAATGCTTGAAGTCCCACCAGGCGGTAGTGTCACATATACCGCTACAACAACCATGTCACAGGTTGAATATTCGACATTACTCGACCGATTGTTCGTGACAACCACAAGTGGACGATTTGGAACCTATGTGACCCCGTATGTCACGGATGGATCGCAGTTTGAAAAGTTGGTCGGTGCTAACTTGAACAGATTGAAGTTGACCACAACCGCTTCGGGCGCAATCGATGGTCTGTTCCCTCAAGCAACAATGACCATATGGACTGAAGATGGATGGATGTTCGCCATACCCGCAACCACGACATCGGGATCGAATTGGCTGTATGTATTCCCGTTCGGTGCAGATGCGTACTACGAGTCAACGACCCGTCAGGGGGTCATCACTCCAAAACTTGCAACTACAAATGCCACTAAACTTTATCATGCGTATGTTGACCATCAAGAATACGCTGGCGACTATGGGTTGGGATTCCCCGTTGAGTCCTACAAGATGTGGTATCGCACAAGTGGCATAGACGATAATAGTGGTGCATGGACAGAAACTGCTATAGGAGCGGATTTGGAAGCCGCTGCTGTATCTGATTACATTCAATTCAAGATTGCGTTTGACATCATGGGCGAACTCTGCGTTCCCACTCGCATATACTCTATTGCTTGTTTGTATGAGGACTCCAATCAGGATTCACATTATCAGCCGTCTCTGTCAAAATCTTCTACGGCAAGCAAGATATTCGCATGGAAACAGGTTGCTGCATGGGGATCAAATATCCCAAATATGAGAATTCGTTTGTATGATGCAAGCAACAACAATGAACTACTGAATGATACTGTCACTCTGTCCTCCTACGGTACATGGCAGTATTCGACAGATGGAACTAATTGGAGTTCTTGGAATGCGGCACAGGATACAGTAGGCAATTATATTCGCTACACAGCAACTAGTTTTGGATATAGTGGAGTAACCGTTCGCGCACTTCTTACACAGGCATAATATGGATGATATAATTTTCTATAGCGCATACTTTTTTCTTGATATGCCAATACAAGAGATTGGAACTGTATCTAAGTTAGAACCAGACGGGTCTTGGTTTGAGTTGAGATTGGCTTTGCCTGAACGAATCAGCATTGCATGATGTTTGATACTTAAAGCTTGTATATTAAAGGTATAAGTGGTGGAGAATTTTCGACAGCAACAGATATTTAAAGGAAAATATTATGCCAGCATCAAGATATGACATATACGCAGAACAAGGAACAACATTTAAACTTCATCTTGATTACAAATATCAAGGTGGAACTGGTATTGATTTAGCAAATTTTACTGGTGAATTGCAAGTAAGACGATCATCAAAAGATTCTAATGTTATTTTATTTTTAAGTAATAGGGGAGTCACTGGTGGTGGAAATACAGGTGAATTCATCGCAGGAACAAATGGTATTGCTGGTATAGGTGGTATAAGTTTTAATACTTCTATAAGTGGATCTACTGGTTATACTGGTGGTATCTTATTGCGGGTAGATGCAAATACAATGAAATTTGTTCCAAATGGAAAACATTTTTATGATTTTGAAATTACAAATACTTTGGGAGAAGTGTCAAGATTAATTGAAGGTAGTTTTGAGGTATCTAGAGAAATAACGAGATAATGTCAAATATAGGTAATATCGCCACACTAACAATTACCTCATTTCAAAGTGTTGGTGAGTTATCTATTACCTCATTTCCAGTATCAAAAAATTTAGTAGTAAATAATAATTCATCCTCAACTATAAATGTTAGTCCAAATATTGTAACTAAATTATTAGTTGAAAAAACATCTACACCTACTATTTTATATCCATCTTATCCTGGTGTTGCTTTATCTGGTCCTCAAGGTATTCAAGGTATTCAGGGTCCAACTGGACCAACTGGACCTACTGGTAGTATAGGTCCAACTGGACCCACTGGATTGGATGGTATTTCTGGTTACGGATATACTGGTGCTGAAGTAATAAATGGATTTCTTTATATTTCACAAGTAAATCCTGTAGGAATTATAGGTTCTCCATATTCTATTGGATATGTTCGCGGAATCACTGGTCCTACTGGACCAACTGGATCAATAGAAGTTTATGTCAGAACTTTAGAGGGTCTTTCAGGTAATATAGACTTGTATCCTGGAAGGGCAATGTCGATTGGTGCATGTGGTCCAAATTATATTATTTTCAGTGTAAATAAAGCACAGACTGATAAATCATATAGTGATTCTTCTGCTGGTGTTGCTGTATTTGATTCTGATGATTTTAGAATTGCTGGAGATGGAATTGTAAGATTAAATAAAACAACACTTAAATCACAATCTGGTAACTTTTCGTCTGCAAGTGATTTTTCTGTTACTTTTCGTGGTGGTACAGGTCAGGCAATATCTACACAAATAAATGGCAACGATTTATATTTTAATATTGCAAAGGCAAGCACTGGTGTTTGTGGTGTTGCTTATTACGATTCTTCAGATTTCAATGTAGCAACTGATGGTAAAGTCACACTAAATGGTGCTGTCAGGTCTTTAAATGGATGTACTGGATTATTGGGTATTTGTGGAACTTCTGGGGAAATAGAAGTAACAAAAAGTTGTCCAAATATTATAATAGGTCTTCCAGATTCAGTAAATATAAATAATTTAAATATTTCGGGGTCAATAACTGGTCTTATCGACGGCGGTTTATATTAATATAAATAGAAATAAGGATAATTAATCATGTCTACCATTAAGATTAAGAGAACAACGGGATCTAGCGCACCAACTGGACTTACATTTGGTGAACCAGCATATGTACAGGGATTAAAATCTCTTTATATGGGTCAAACAGCAGGAGATCCTGCAATTCGAATTGGTGCTGAGGTAGACACAAATACTTCTCTTGGTTCGAGTGATAATAAATTACCAACACAGAATGCCGTTAAGACATATGTTGATAATGCTGTTGCTGGTGCTGGTACAAATACATTTAATCAGATCGCAGTATCTGGTCAAGATGGATTGACTGCTGATGCCGCAAGTGATGTTTTAACATTCGCTGCTGGTACTGGTATAGCATTAACGACTACAGCAGCATCAGATATAGTAACATTTACCAACGTAGGTGTTCAATCTCTTGCTGGAACCTCGAATCAAATTACAGTTTCTGGATCTACTGGTGCTGTGACATTATCACTTCCATCAACGGTCACTGTTCCTGGAGCATTGAACGTAACAACCAATCTAACGGTTACTGGTAATTTAACAGTAAACGGAACTACCACGACTGTAAATAGTGACGTAATTACGGTTGATGATCCTGTTATTATCTTGGGTACATCTGGTGGCGTTCCAATCGCCGCATCTGATGGTGGTAAAGATCGTGGTATTGCATTCAATTATTTTGATACCGCTGGAAGAACTGGTTTCTTTGGTTATGATGCGAGTGCAAATGAATTTGTATTCATGAATCGCGCCACAGTAACTAATGATGTTGCTGCTGGTTTATCATTCGGTAATGTTCGCGTTGGTTCTTCATTAATATTGCAACCAAATGCTGGTTCAACCAATACTATAACTGCACCAGAAAGTGCTGGTAATAGAATATATACATTAAGTGCAGACTACGGTGGTGAATTGGTTGCATCTGGAACTTATCCAACAAACACTGGATATATTCTCAAATCAAATTACTCTTTAGGTACTCCTACAGCACCAACATGGATAGATCCATCGGCAGCAGGATTTACTGCATATGCTTCAACTAGACTTGCTACTGCAAGAACTATAGGTATTACTGGAGACATTGATGGCACTGCTACATCATTCGATGGTACAGCAAATATTAATATATCAGCACAGATTGCTGCTGGTTCTATTGTTAACGCAGATATCAATGCATCTGCTGCCATAGTAGATACTAAACTTGCAACGATTTCAACCGCAGATAAAGTTTCTATCTCAGCACTTAATATTGATGGTGGTACTGATATCGGTGCAGCACTTGCTGACGCTGATCTTATCATTGTCGATGATGGTGGTGCTGGTACAAATAGAAAATCAGCAGTAACTAGAATTTATGAATATGTGTTCGGTAAAGTTTCTGGTGATATCACAATCAACTCAACAGGTGTGGCAGCAATCGGTTCTGGTGTAATCGTTAATGCTGATATCAATGCTTCAGCAGCAATTGCTGATACAAAACTCGATACAATTTCTACAGCAAATAAGGTATCGCTTACTGCTCTAGATATAGATGGCGGCACAGAAACCACAACTATCGTTGGGTCAGACCTTCTCATAGTTGATGATGGAGCAAACGGAACAAATAGAAAAGTAACTGTAAATAATTTGTTTGGAGCAAATAGCACAGCAACAGTTGACGGTGGTTCTTACTAATTACATGGAGTTAATTTATGGAAAATGTGAATTATAATGAAAAGGTGTTGTTGCCATTTCTTGAAAAGAAATGTAAAGATCTATTGAATTTAAATTTTGTATTAGAAGCAAAACTTCTAGTAGAACAAAACAAAGTCAAAGATTTTGAAAGTCATATTCAGAACGAGAATGATCAAGTTCAACGACTTTTAAATGATTTGCAACATGCAAATACAACAATAAATCAGATTCAATCTGAAAGAAATAGAATTGAGTCTGAGAGAAATGAATTACTTTCAAATGATTTGCAACATGCAAATACAACAATAAATCAGATTCAAAATGAAAGAAATAAATTTGAGTCTGAGAGAAATGAATTACTGAATAAGTGTATACGAGAAGAGTCGTTGAAGAACAATGCCATATCAGAATACAACTCATTGAATGCTAAATACAATGAGTTGTTGGAAAAAATAAAACTACTCGAAGAAGAGTCAAAGAAGAAGTCTGTTAAGAAAGTTACTCATACAGCAGCAATGATTTGATATGGCAAAAGTAATCACCAAAAATTCATTCACACCTGGTTCTGCTCCATCTGGTTTATCTGCTGGAGAGATCGCAGTCAATGTTGCCGACAAGAAAATATTTGTTGGTAATGCTGTTGGTGGTGTTGTAACTTTGCATGATCAAAATGCAGTTGTTACTTCGGTAAATGGTGCTACTGGTGCTGTTACAAATATTAATGCAGCAACTTCTACGATAACAAATACAAACAGTTCATCAACATTCTATCCTGCATTTGTTGGTGGAACAGGTAATACTGGATTTTTCATAGATGCTGTTTCTACACCATTAAGTTATGTTCCATCTTCTGGAACCGTTAGTGCAAGAGCATTTGATGCTACTTTTACAACAAATCAAGTTAAATTAGATGCTGCATTGGGTTCTATATTCAATACAGATGGAACGAATACAAATACAGTTGTAGCGTATGGTTTTGAATATAGTGGTGCTTCTCCATATTTAATTTCTTCGGGATATCAAAGAATATTTTTAGTCACACAAGGATTACAAATATCTGATGGTGATTATGATCAGATCTATGGTCCGTCAACTTGGGGTTATACATTCCCTGCTTCAAATGGAACTAGCGGACAGGCAATGCTCACAAATGGAAGTGGGCAACTTTATTGGGGTACAGTTTCAAGTAGTTCTTCATCTGGTGTATCGTCATTCAATGGACTAACAGGTGCAGTTGTCGGTGTCTCATCAGTAAATGGACTAACAGGTGCAGTTACGAATGTTGCCAGAACAAATGAAGGAAATACATTCAGCGTTCTTCAAGTTATGAATGCTGGTATAACATCCGCTAGTCTTTATGTGACAAGCGGAACAACACTTGGTACTTTATCTGCTACATCAACAAGCAATACTGTGGACATCATTGCCTCTACCGATGGTGCGGGTCTGCGAATTGCACAGGCAACATCTGGTGCTTCAAGCAGAACTGGTGCTATAAGACTTGGAAGAGCGTCAACATCAACATTCAATACTTACCTTGAAAATGTTGCTGGTGTATTCACGATATACAATGGAGTTGGAAATACTGGTACAAATCTATTTAATATTGATACCACCGATGCTCAATTTAATGTTCCTATTGCTGGAGCAACTTTTAGTGCTGCTGTTGTTTCTGACGGTGGATATAGAATCACTTCAAATGCAATCAATGCCCTGACAGGAACGACATATTCTTTATTAACTACTGATAATGGTAAAATCATTACATGGAGCAATGCTGGTGGAGTTACCCTCACCGTTCCATCAGGTTTGCCTGTAGGATTCAATACTACTGTGATTCAGATAGGTGCTGGTGCAGTTGGAATCACTGGATCGGGAACAACACTTAATAGTTTTGAAGGTAAACGTAGGACTGCTGGTCAACACGCTGCGGTAAGTATTATATCTTACAGTAGCAATGTGTTCAATATTGCAGGAGGGTTGACCGCATGATTATTCCTAGTTCAACCCACGGTGTCATTGCTTCTAGTAGACCAAGAGTGGTCGCTGCTGGTGGTGGGGGTGATGTCACTCCAAACGCTGTGAATTGGGCAGATCTTTCTTATGACAATGATAGCGGTTTATATGGTTATTCAGAAAAACAAATAACAGGCATAAACGAAACTATAACTTTAAAAGTGGAACTCAATAACAGCTTTGGGTTTACAATATATTATTTTGTTTCGAGTAGTGCTGGTGCGAAAGTTTCAGGCGATGCGACATCGGCAACAAGTCCATCTGGTTTTGGTATGAACTCGATTGCAAACAATGGAACATTTACAGTCACAAATAATCAGTATGTAACATTTGGTGCAACGATATCTTGTTTTATAAGCAATCCTGTAGTAACAGTAAAAAACCAATCTGACAGCAATGCAACACTTGACACATTTTTGCTTACATACGGAGGAGAATGTTAATAACATATGCCACTCAATTTTCCAAACTCACCTTCACTAGATCAAATATACACCGTTGGTTCAAACTCATGACAATAGTAATGCAACCAAAAGGAATTGATATAATTCATGAGGCATACATGTATTTTAAAGGATATGCACAAGAATTCTATGATGCACAGGATGTTTAATATTTGACAAGTTAATTATTTGTGATATAATTTTATTATGAACACTCTAAAAGTCTACAAAAAATATCCAGATGTAAAAAATATTGAATTTGCTACAAAAAATTCAGCATGTTTTGATATCTGTGCATACATTCCATATCAACAATCTGTAAAAGCATTTACAACGACAAACGATGATGTAGAAAAACTAGCAGTTCAGGAAGTAGGATCTGAATGTTTTATTGAACTTCCTCCTCAATGGAGAGCATTGATTCCTACAGGTCTTGTGCTCGATATTCCAAATTTTCACTGCGTTAAAATTTATGCAAGGTCTGGTCTTTCTACTAAAAAGGGATTGAATCTTATCAATTCTACTGGTATAATTGACCCTGATTATGTTCAAGAACTTTTTATTCCTATCTTTAATAACTCTCAGCAGAAGTTGAGAATTTCAAATGGAGATAGGATTGCACAAGGTAAACTTGAACTCTTGACACTACATGGCATAGAATACATAAATGAACGACCAGAACGAAAAAGTGATCGTGATGGTGGATTTGGATCTACTGGAGTAAATTATGCGAAGTGAAGAACTATTTAAAATCCATGAACAAATATGCAATGAAGCATTAGAACTCATGAAAAAGAAAAACCATGACTATGCTGGTAAATCTGGAAATGATCCATTTGCCAACTTTACTAGAGCAGAAGCCATGGGAATCACAACGACTGAAAAGGGAATGCTTGTCCGAATGCTCGACAAGATGAGTCGTTTATCTTCTTTTATGGATGCAAAAGAATTCAAAGTTGAAAATGAAAAATTAGAAGATACGATTAAGGATATGATAAATTACTCTATTCTTTTATATGCATACATGCAAGATAAGAATGAGTCACCACCATATACTGACATTGATTATATTGATATAGAGTGGAATAATAAGGGTGGAATTGTTCCTGATTCAGAAGATCCGAAGGTAGTATGAGCTTTTATACAAATGTTTATTATACAGGATCTTCGATTCTGTTACGTCAAATCACAGATAAAAAAACAGAAAAGGCGAGAGTAAACTTCTCGCCATCTCTATTTTTGATTTCATCAAAAAATAGTAATTTTAAGACTGTAGACGGAAGATATGCAGATGAAATTACTTTTACAAATGTTCATGAAATGAACGATTTTAAGAAAACATATGAAAATGTTGATAATTTTGAAATTCATGGAGATATTGACGCAAAGTATCAATATATTTCAAAGGAATTTGGAACTGAGTGTGATTATAATTTCAATGATATCGGTGTGATGTATATCGATATGGAAACGACATGTGAAAATGGATTTCCATCTATTGAAAATCCAGAAGAAAAAATTATAGCAATCACGTGTAGTTTTAAGGGAAAGACATATGTTTATTGTCTTGGTGATTTTACTAGAGATGATGCAAATATTATCATCAATGAATATCACGATGAACAACAACTGTTGAGAGAATTTATTCATTTCATGCAAGATAAGCAACCAGAAATCATAACTGGATGGAATGTTAGATTTTTCGATATTCCATATCTTGTAAATAGATGCAAAAAAATTCTTGATGAAAAAGAAGTCAAGAATCTTTCTCCATGGGGAATAATTAAAGATAGCATAGTCAACAGTCGTGGCGAAGATAAGGTCGTCTATGATATTGTTGGAATTTCTATTCTGGATTACTATGAACTTTATCGAACATTCACTTATGTAAATCAAGAATCATATAAACTTGATCATATTGCTTATGTTGAATTGGGTGAACGAAAGATTTCATATTCTGAATATGAAAATATGAGTGACTTTTATAAGAAGAATTTTCAGAAGTTTATTGAGTATAATATCAAAGACGTTGAACTTGTTGAACGTCTTGAAGAAAAGCTTCGTCTTATTGAACTAGCTGTTGCATTGGCATATTCTGCTGGTGTAAATTATAATGATGTATTTTCTCAAGTCAGAACATGGGATGTTATCATTTATAATTATCTCAAGAAGAACGGCATCATTATTCCACCAAAAAAGAATAATGTAAAAGATGAACAATATGCAGGAGCATATGTAAAAGAGCCATTGGTAGGAATGCACGATTGGGTAGTCTCATATGACGTTAATTCCCTATATCCTTCTCTAATAATTCATTTTAATATTTCTCCAGAAACTTTACAAAACAAGAATTTCAAAGGAAAAATTAATATTCAAGATATCTTGAATAAGAACAAAAATTCAGAAACATTCAAATGCTTTGATGAGGCAAAGAAAGTAAATTGTTCTATTGCGGCAAATGGAACACTTTATACAAATAAAAAACGTGGGTTTCTTCCAGAACTCATGGATAAGATGTATAAAGAACGCAAACAATTCAAAGATAAGATGATTGAAGCCAAGAAAGATCTAGAAGCAATTAATAACGAATTGAAGAAAAGGGGCTTGCAAGTCTAAATAATCAGGATATAATACTCACATGAACGTGATTGATTACTATAAGAATTGGGAAGTAAACGCGATCATTGGTGATCTTGATACAAAGCGAAAGAACTTTACTGTACTTTGCAGCAATGTTGAGAATGATTTTAATATTGCAACAGCGATTCGTAATTCAAATGCATTTTTGGCAAATGAGGTATGGATCTATGGAAAGAAGCAATATGATCGTCGTGGTACTGTAGGTACTCATAACTATACTCACTTCAAGCATGTTAAGACTATTTGTGATGTAATTGAAGAAGTTAAGGCTCTTGAGAAGCGAGTAGGAAGTGTTAGGATTATTGGTATCGATAATGTTCAGAATGCCATGCCAATCAATCATTATGCATGGCCAAAGCATGAACACATTCTCATGATTTTTGGCCAGGAAAAGGATGGAATTCCAAAACTTCTGCTTGACATGTGTGACGATATCCTGTATATTAAGCAGTATGGAAGTGTGAGAAGTTTGAATGTAGGAACAGCAAGTGGTATTGCAATGTATTCTTATTGTGAATACCTTGAGCGAGATTGAGATAATTGGGGATTGTGGCGGAATTGGTATACGCAACAGACTTAAAATCTGTCGGTCAATAGACCTTGTGGGTTCGAGTCCCACTAATCCCATTAGAAAGTGAAAAATGAAGCAAACACTTTTTATATCAGACCTTCACATAGCATCTAACAAATGTAAAGCAAAACTCTTATCTGAATTTATTAAAAAGGATGAGAGTTCTTGTCTTTATTTGGTGGGTGATATCATTGATATTTGGCGTTTCAATCAGGCATTCAAGATGGATATTGAAACTCAGACCCATCATGTAGATTGTATTCGTCGCTTACTCAAGAAATCAAAACACGGAGAAGTCCATTATATTTGGGGAAACCACGATGAGTTTATGCATCGTTTTTCTGAGTCAAAATCTTTCGGTGGAGTTCATCTGCACGAAAGATGTGACTATACAGCATCTGATGGAAGAAGATACCTAGTTCTTCACGGTCATCAGTTTGACTTGGTATGTAAATACAAAATCGGAACATTCTTATCTAAGATCGGTGATTTTGGATATGAATGGTTAATTGACATCAATGAATGGTATAACTGGGTACGTAAAAAGATGGGTCTTCAATATTCTTCACTTTCCAAGTATGTGAAGGTGAAGTTTAAGAAGGCAACAATGTTCATTGGAAACTTTGAAAAGCATCTTTCAGAATACGCAGAGAAGCATGGATATGATGGAGTAATTTGCGGTCATATTCACGAACCAGCCGATAAGATGATCGGTAAGATTCATTATCTCAACTGCGGTTGTTGGACTGATGAAGCAAATCTCAACTATCTGATTGACAAAGGTGATGGAAGTGGTATAATTCTATGCAGACACGAAAAATGAAATACTTTTTTGAAGACTATGTTCTTTATCCTCTAGTATACATTGGATTGTGTATTGGAGCATTAGCAGCAAGTTTATGTTTTTTACTGTGGGATACTTTAGTTTTTGTATTTAGTCTTGGAAAAAAGAAATGAAAAAAGAAGAACTCATTGAAAACATTGAAATCCTCGCAGATAAATGTGAGGAGTTGATTAAGGAACGTGATCAAGCAAGACGACTTGTTTGTAAATATACAAAGAAAACTTATCACACGCTCAAGGAAACCGCAGAACTACGAGGATGGGACTGCTACAAGGAGAACACACAATGAAGACACTAATCGCAACAGCATTTATCGCAACGGCAGCACACGGAACTGGGACTCTCTGCACCTTTGAGAATCTTCCTGCTCCAACAACTCCTAGTATGAGTTCCGCTACCACGGGATTCTATTGGGATTACCTCTCCTCATACGAGGGATTCCACTTCACAAGTTCATCTTCCCAAGGCAACTTCCAATGGGCATACTACGATCTCGTTGGTGGTGGGGGATACGCAGGATACGATGAGGGAATCATCGGGGATCGTGCTTTGTTCACCCCGTGGGGTTCTGAGCAGAACAAGAACTACCGCATTCGTCGTGATGATCTTTGGATTCTCAACAGCATTGAAGTCACATCGGTTTGGAATTCGACCGCAGTAGTTATAGAGGGATACCGATACGGGGAGGGTGTGTTTACCTATACTACACAACTCACAGCAGCACAGCGGGTAAAACTAAACATCTCCTCTGGATATCCTGGTCCGCTTAACAACATCACAGAGATCAAAATCTACACCAACACATTTAGTTCCCATCTCGCTATCGATAATCTCAACTACACGGTGGTTCCTGCACCATCGGCACTTGCCCTGCTTGCGATTGCTGGTGCGGTTGGAAGGCGGCGACGATGAAAGATATTGCCTATGAACTTCGCGTTCTGACCAAAAGGCAAGATCTTCCACCCGATGTAATTCGTACAATTTCAGAGGCATATGCTGAGATTGTGGAACTTCGTAGTCAAGTAAGCAAATACGCTCTGGAAGCGATCACTCGCTTCGATGAAGAGAATGGACTATTATAAATAATCATAGATGTTTAATCTATGAAAAAAGATCTAAAGCAAGCAAAAAAGAATTGCGAATATATTGCAAAGATCAAAACAGAACGAGGCTGTTCTAAATGTGGTTATAATTTACACCCAGCCGCGTTAGAATTCCATCATCTACAAGACAAAAAGCATAATATCTCCCGTATAGCACGTTCAGGAGTACCAGCAAATATTCTTGAAGAAGAAATTAAAAAATGCGTGGTTGTCTGTGCTAATTGTCATAGAATAGAACATTCATGAGGTATCATATGGCAGACATTACAGATTACGAAAATACAAATCCTGAAAATATAAATGAGGCTTTTGAAAATCTTTCTGGTGATGTAAATTATATGCTGCATAAAATGAAAGAATTCAATAAAGAAGTTGTTGAATTGCTTGGTGACATGAAAGAATTAAAAGATTTTGTAGATGTTGACATGAAGAATATTGATAAGTATAATATTGCTCGTAAGGCTTACATTGATCTTTATTATAAGTTTGATGATCTTCGTAACTATTACGACAATAGTAGAAATTAAGGGATGATTACCCAAGCAGCAACGGGGGGAGACTGTAAATCTCCTGTCTTTAGACTTCGTAGGTGCAAGTCCTTCATCATCCACTGATATTAGAATCGTACTCTATGATATAATGGGATTATCTCCGATTGGAGTATGTGGGTTCGAATCCCACTAGAGTATTTAAATGAAGAGAACTAAATCAACTACATTGAAGATCGGTGATCAGGTTTATCTCAATGATGAAGATGATTCTGGTCTATACGAGATCACACGAATAAATATTGAGCATGATGATTGCTGGTTGTTTGGTAGAGATATCGGTGAAGATAAACGTGATATCGAACAACAATTACCATTATCGTGGGTAGAAAGAATGTATAAAGATCAAAATCCATGAAAGATTCAAGAATTCATTCGGCGGGAAAAGGCGATTCACGAAGACCAGTAGATTATAAAAAATGGTCAGAGAACTGGGATCGTATATTTGGGAAAAAGAAAAAGAAAAAGGTAAAGAAAAATGATGAGACTAAACACTCTATTGATTGGGATTCCGTAACAAATGGAGCCGATTGATTTTGATGATGCCAAGAATAGAGTTTTTGACAAATATGGAAAATGTATGGAACTATTAGCACAACAAGAGCGTCTTGAGAAGCAATATAAGAATATTAAAATTCCATATCTTGAATTAAATGGAATTGGTTGGATTCCTATTATTGAAACTCTTCTACATGAAGCAGACGTATGGAATGAGAAGTGCAATATTGAAGATAAAATCGTGATTGACCAGATCAAAGAAAAATATGGATCACTCAGATTCTATTTTCATGGTGGCAGTACAATGTTTCGTGGAATGGTAAGATTTGCGGAACAGATCAGTAAAAATACTTGTGAAGCTTGTGGATGTGTCAGTAAAAATCAATTTGATTGTACACGATGTAATATTAATTCTGTGAATGGTTGGGGTAAGGGAAAAGATGAATAAATAAGAATGTTAATTTTGATCTAATGACGACCTACCAGCAATGGTGGGTGGTTAGTATATTTGTGATCTGATTATATTATTTCTTTCATTTGCTTTTCTTATAATAGGATGGTTGGGATCTACTCTTCCTGTAAGATGATTTAAATGATTATCAATTATTTTTGTAGACATATCATGTAATGATCTTTTTAATTCCTCATCTGAAGAATTTATAGATGCATCGTGAAGAAGATATGCTGCTTTAGCTAAATGTGTATCAGTATTACGAAGTTTATTTTTATGTGTATCCCAAAATAACATACTAGATTCTGATTCTGGATCACCATCACCATGGGGTCCAATTGCCATAGAATTCAACCTTATACCATGAGATTTAATCATATTATGAATATTTTCTACTTCATTTTCTTCATATAATGATCTGTATATTTGTTTTTTCAAACGATTTTTAAATGATTCCATATTATTATATATTATAAATATTAGTATGAATTGGATTCACTCTGTATCAAAATCGTATTTAACAGAAGTCTTAAATATTAAGAAACCCAAAGTTTTATTTATTGGTAAGACCAGTATGATAAACGATATCTGGAAAATTAAACCAAACGATTTAGCACAATTGAAACAACTTTCTGATATTGATGTCATAACATTAGATTCAATGACAGAGGAGAAATTGGCAGAGAAGTGTGAAGGATATGATTATTTGATGTTAAATATGGATTTTCTTCCATTTCCCGATCCAAATAAGATGGATAAATTGACAGAGAAGTTCTACAACCATCCTGGTATCAAAAATCTCAAAGGTATCAATGTTGATATGACCGATGGTGATTTTTTTAGTCCACACTTAGCAAGACAAAAAGGAATATTTCTCCAGACTAGTCCAAATGCGGTGACACGAAGTGTTGCTGAATCTGCTTTGTGTGAAATTATGCTTCATGCCAAGCAAAGACATAATTCTTATGCGAATGATGAAAATTGCAATAAAACCCTGAATCTGCATGGAAAGATCGCAGGGATCATAGGCCAGGGTCATATAGGTTCGGCACTTGGAGAGATGTTGTCTGGAATAGGAATGAAAGTATTGTTCAATGATATAAAATCATCTCAGTCAGAGAATACTTCACTTGAAAAAATATTCAGTCAGGCTGATGTCATTAGCATTCATATTCCTGCTCTTTTACCAAGAACCACCAATAACAATATAGGATTTATTGATTCTAAATTATTAAACCTATGTAAAGGTACAATATTAGTCAATCTTGCAACTGATATTATTGTGGATTCTGATTCAATAATATCGGCACTAAATACTGGAAAGATCGTTGGTTATTCGGTAGAACCTGGAAGAAAAGTTACAGAAAAACTAAGAAAATACAAGCAAGTTCATATTTCTCCATGCTCCTTTGATTCTGATGAGTCTAGAGCAAATGTAAAGAGAATATGGATTCAAAATATGATAACAGCAATTCAAGGATATCCACAAAACATATGGAACTGATAATATTCACATTATTCTTTTTACCACTTGCTCTTAGTTTCTGGGTTGGAACTTTAGTTGGACGAATACTTGAATTAAAGAAAAAGATATGAAAACATTTAAGCAATTTATCAAAGAGCAAGAAGAACTGGAAGAAAATAAACTTGCAAAAACAATGCTAGGATTAGCAATAATCGGTGGGCTTCAAGCAGGAGCCATGAGACACGATCCTGTGCCAAATAGTTCACAAACATCAAAGACCGTTGAAAAATCTGGTGACGAAACAAGAACATCGGAACTGATAAGAACTGGTGCGATGAAAGCAGGAGAAAATGCAAGACACATACACCGCGGATTCTTCGATACAAAGGACAGAGAAGTGGTCGATACTCTTGTGCGTGATGTTCCCAGCACATCTAAGTTTAAAGTAACAAAAACAGGACCAGATGGGACAGCAGTTGCTTCTAGAACAATGATCGGAAATAGAACAGTCAATAGAACTGGAAGTATTGACAATACGAATTTAAAGATTCCAACCGATGATGTGACTGTTTCTGGCAAAAAGGATAGTTTCAAAAACATCGTTTGGAAAAAGAAATAAATGAAATCACCCGATAGGTCTTGGGATTTAGATGAATTCATAGGTCTTGTGGTCTTAGGGGGACCAACCGCAGTATATTGTTATTGGATTGGTCATGCAATATTTCAAATTATAAATATATTAGTAAACCTTATATAAGATGTGTTAAGTATAACTGAATATAAGGAACCATAAATGCAGGGACAAAGCAATAATACTGATAATTTTTTAGGAATTGGTATAGATCTTGGTCTTATGATGGCAGGATTTTTTGGTGCGTTAATTTTAGCATTAACAGCAAAAAATCAGACTCCTGGAAGGGCAATAACTTCTATATTTGCTGGAGCATTATGCGCCAACTATTTGACACCAATTGCTCTTCATTTCATGCCAGAATCCATACAGAATAATGGTAAATACGGTGCTGCATTTATAATGGGATTTATTGGGTTGAAAACATTAGAATTAGTCTATGATTTTGTATCCAAGAAATTAAAGACAAAAAATGGTAAGATAAATATTGACATTAGTATGTAATAATACTAAAATTTAAATTATAAGGAATATTTAATATGAGTAAAGTGGCACTGATTACTGGAATTTGTGGACAGGATGGATCATATCTAAGTCAATTATTGATATCCAAGGGATATGAGGTTCATGGTATTATTCGAAGATCTTCTTCTTTTAATACTGGAAGAATCGATCATCTTATAAATGATCCAGAAATTTATAATAAAAAATTATTTTTACATTTTGGTGATTTGACAGACTTCAATAGTCTTCAAAAAATTATAACAAAATATTCTCCAGATGAAATTTATAATCTTGGTGCTCAAAGCCATGTTAAAGTTTCATTCGATATGCCAGTATTTACTGGAGAGACAACTGGAATCGGAACATTAAATCTTTTAGAAGCCATACGAACATTTGAAGAACAAACTGGTAAAAAGATTCGATATTATCAGGCCAGCAGTTCGGAGATGTATGGTAAGGTTCAAGAAGTTCCTCAAAAAGAAACAACACCGTTTTATCCTCGTTCACCGTATGGATGTGCAAAAGCTTATGCACATTATCTCACTGTGAATTATCGTGAAAGTTATGATCTACATGCTTCATGTGGAATTTTGTTTAACCACGAAAGTCCGCGTAGAGGAGAAACATTCGTAACAAGAAAAATCACAAGAGCAGTTGGTAGAATTTATCAAGGATTACAAAAGAAACTATATCTTGGTAATTTAGATGCATATCGTGATTGGGGATTTGCTGGAGATTATGTTGAAGCCATGTGGCTGATGCTACAGCAAGATAAACCAGATGATTATGTTGTTGCAACTGGTAAGATGATTACCGTAAGAGAATTCTGTCAAAAAGCTTTTGCAAGATATAGTATGAATTATTTGGATTATGTTGAAGTTGATGAAAAATATTATCGTCCAGCAGAAGTAGATCAATTATTGGGAGATTCAACTAAAGCTAAAAGTAAATTAGCTTGGACACCAAAGGTTAATATCAATGAATTGATTGACATGATGACAGATCATGATTTTGAACTTGCCAGAAAAGAACGAATCATAGAAATATATGATAAAAAATTAAATCCAACTGGCCCATGATTTTAATAAAATAATTGACACCACAATTAATTCTGATATAATGCAGACATGAAATATGGTCTGCATTTTACCAATACCTCGAAAGAAGAAGATTGGCTCAGGGAATCAGATAAGTCTATATGTATTTGGAATAGTGCTGATGAAGCAGATGATTGGCGTAAGAAACATACAGTAAATCCTAAGATTTATGATGTTAAAAAAGTAACGCCAAAAATAATTAAAGAAGATCAAGAAAAATATGGAAGTAACAATGAACGATCTTTCAAAATTGAGTGATAATGAATTGTTATCATTGAAGCATAAAACAGAATTAGATATTTCAAAGTATCATAATTTTCAGTTAGTCCGTAAAATTCAATTGAATTCAGCTTACGGTGCTATTGGTAATGCGTATTTTAGATTCTATAATACTGATTTGGCCGAGGCAATCACATTGTCAGGCCAATTGTCTATTCAATGGATTGGAAATAGATTAAATGAATTAATTAATAAAGTAACTAATTCAGATAATAAGGATTTTATCATTGCATCAGACACAGATTCAATTTATCTTAAAATTGATGATGTCGTAAATCAATATGCATCTAATAAATCAATTATAGAAAAAATTGATTATATTGATTCATCATCTAAAAATATCATTTTGCCATATATTGAAAAGCAGTTCGACAGTCTAGCAAATATGATGAATGCATTTGAAAATAGAATTGTTATGGCAAGAGAAGTTATTGCAGACAAGGGTGTATGGACTGCAAAAAAGAGATATATGTTAAATGTCTGGGATTCAGAAGGCGTTCGTTATAGTCAACCTAAACAAAAAATCATGGGAATTGAAACTTCACGATCATCTACTCCAGAGGTTGTTCGTAAAGAATTAAAGAATGCCATCAGCATTATTCTCAACAAAGATGAAAATGAATTGATTGACTTTGTTGCAAAATTCAAATCTAAATTCATGAAAATGAGTGTAGAGGAAATTTCTTTTCCACGTAGTGTAAATGGACTTGATAAGTATAGAGATTCTTCTCAAATTTATAAATTGAAGACTCCTATTCAGGTAAAGGCTGCTTTGTTGTATAATCATTACATCAAGGAAATGAAATTGAGTATGAAATATACTAAAATTTCAGAAGGTGAAAAGATTAAATTTGTATATCTTAAAAAGCCCAATCCATTGGCAGGAACACAGGGAGAAGATTGTGTAATTGGATTCCCGAATAAAATGCCAAAAGAGTTTGATCTTGACAAATTTATTGATCGTGAAAAACAATTTGAAAAAGCATTTCTTGATCCACTGATAAAGATTCTAGATATCATTGGATGGAAGGCAGAAAAAACAAACACTCTAGAATCACTTTTTATATGAGGTAAAACATGTCTGATTTTTTAAGCAAAATGATTAAATCTTCTGGTAATAAATTCGCATCTATCGTTGATGATGGTCTTGATGGAAGCGATGTTACTGGTTTCACTGATACTGGTAGTATGATGCTAAATGCACTTCTGTCAGGATCACTTTATGGTGGTATGGCAAACAACAAAATCGTAGCATTGGCAGGAGAAGCCGCCACTGGTAAAACTTATTTTACCATCGGTATTCTTTCAAAGTTCCTTCAAGATAATCCTGAAGGCGTTGTAGTATACTTTGATACAGAACAAGCAGTGACATCTGATATGTTCAAGAGTCGTGGTGTTGATCCTAAACGTGTTGCTGTATTTCCTGTAGCAACAATCGAAGAATTTAGATTCCAATCAATTAAAATCGTAGATGATTATTTGAATGAAGAAGAATCTAATAGGAAGCCTATGATGATTGTTCTTGATTCTCTTGGTATGTTGTCAACCTCTAAAGAAATCAATGATACAACAGAAGGTAAAGAAGTTCGTGATATGACACGTGCTCAAGTTATCAAGTCTACTTTCCGAGTCTTGACTCTAAAACTTGGAAAGGCAAAGATTCCAATGATTATGACTAATCATACGTACTCCATCGTGGGTGCTTATGTTCCTACCTCTGAAATGGGTGGTGGTACAGGTCTTAAGTATGCTGCATCAACAATTGTATATTTGAGTAAGAAGAAGGATAAGGATAGTGAAGGTGATATTGTTGGTAATATCATTAATTGTAAGTTGTATAAATCACGCTTCACTAAAGAAAATAAAACTGTTTCGGTTAAACTGAATTACGAAACTGGTCTTGATCGTTATTATGGATTAGTTGACCTTGCTCTTGAATCTGGTGTCTTTACAAAGACAAGTACTCGTATTACACTACCAGATGGAAGCACTGCATTTGAAAAGAACATCTACGAAAATCCAGAAAAGTATTTCACAAAAGAAGTTCTAGAAAAATTGGAAAAAGCAGCAAGTAAAGAATTTAAATATGGCTCAAGTGAACTTTGAAAAAATCATCTTACATAATCTAATTAAAAATGAAGTATATTCACGAAAGATTACTCCATTTTTATCTAAAGATTATTTTCACAATCGTATAGATAAAATTCTATTTGGAATCATTACAGAATTCATTCTGCAATATAATAATTTGCCATCAAAGGATGCTTTGTTGGTTATTGTAGATAAGAATAAGTCATTGAATGAAGATGATCATGATAAGATTCTTGAATTGATATATGAAATTGATCAAACAAGAGAAGAGTCTGATTTAACATGGTTGTATGAAGAGACAGAAAACTTCTGTAAAGAGAAGGCAGTCTATAATGCGATCATGGAATCTATCCATATCATCGATGGGAAAAAGGAAACACCTAAAACGGCTATCCCAGATATTCTCTCGAAAGCACTGGCAGTATCTTTTGATTCTCATATTGGTCATGATTATTATGAGGATTATGGAAAGCGATTTGATTTTTATCACACAGAAGAAAAACGAATTGCATTTGATCTAGAATATTTTAATATGATCACACGGGGTGGTATGCCTTCAAAAACACTATCTGTCGTCATGGCAGGAACTGGTGTGGGTAAATCATTGTTCTTGTGTCACCATGCTGCTAATTGTCTGAAGAATCATCAAAATGTGTTGTATATCACATGTGAAATGTCAGAAGAAAAGATTGCAGAACGAATTGACGCAAATATTCTTGATATTACTATGGACGAATTAAAAACCCTACCATTACAACTTTATGAGAAGAAAATTCAGAATGCTTGTTCTGGGTTTAAGGGTAAATTAATTATTAAAGAATATCCAACAGCAACCGCAAGTGCAAATCATTTTAGATTTCTATTGGATGAACTTTGGTTAAAGAAAAAATTTAAACCAGATGTTATATTTATTGATTACTTAAATATTTGTGCGTCATCACGAATCAAGGGTGGTTCTAATGTAAATTCTTATACTTATGTAAAAGCAATTGCTGAAGAATTACGTGGTATTGCAGTTGAGTATAATGTACCGTTATTTACGGCTACACAGACAAATCGTGATGGTTATTCTAACAGTGATCCTGATCTTACAAATACTTCTGAATCTTTTGGTCTTCCAGCAACAGCAGATTTTATGTTTGCTTTAATTAGCACAGAAGAACTAGAAGAAATGAATCAAGTAATGGTAAAACAATTAAAGAACCGTTATAATGATACTTATCAGAATCGTAAATTTATCATTGGAATCAATCGACCAAAGATGAAATTGTTTGATGTTGAAAAATCAACAGCTGTTGTAATGAAGAAAAAAGAAACTCCTGATACTTTCTTTATAGAAAAACCAAAAAAGCCATCATTGAATAAAACAAATGTTTCTGAATGGAATTTCTGATGTCAATATTTGTTGATAAAAAATATATTAATTTAATATCTGGTCACTTTGAAAAATTTAAATGGAAAAGTGATAAGTTAGCAAATTGTAGATGTAAATTTTGTGGTGATTCAACCACAAACAAAAATAAGGCACGTGGTTATTTTTATGTAAAAAATAATAGTTTTTTCTACAAGTGTCATAATTGTAATATTGGTTATAGTCTTTATAGCATAATCAATGAAGTCTCACCTTCATTGAGTAAAGAATATAACGCAGAAAACTTTCTTGAAAGAAATAATTTTAAGAAAGATACTGTTCGTGTAGAAATTCCAGCCCCCATTGAGATTAAACATCATTTAAATATTATTCCAATCACAGAACTGGAAGAATCCCATAAGGCAAGGAAATTTATTCAGGACAGAAAGATTCCAGTAGAACATTGGAAAAATATCGGATTTGCAAAGAATTTTGCAAAAATTGCAGAAGAATTCGATTCGTCATATAAAAATAGATTTGCTGATGAAGAAAGAATCATAATTCTTATTCGTAGTCAGATGGGTATCTGTGGAATACAAGGACGTTCATTTTCGAATAACCGAATGAAGTATATAACCTTAAAGAAAGAAAATAGATCATGTTTTTACAACTACGATATGGTTGATAAATCAAAAAAATTTTATGTTCTTGAAGGTCCAATTGATTCTATGTTTATTGATAATTCTATAGCAACACTTGGAATGAGCGGATTTAAGACATTGAATGAAAAGATAGACGATACAAATGCGGTGTATGTTGTAGATAATCAGCCTTATAACAAAGAGGTTGTTGATACAATTGAATATTTAATTGAAAATGGCAAAAAGGTTTGCATATTTCCAGAAAATATCAAGGAAAAAGATATTAATGATATGGTTCTTGCAAATTTGAAACCAAACGATATAATAGACGAACATACTTATAGTGGATTGGAAGCTAGATTAGTATTTAATAACTGGAAAAAATATGCAAAACGATGATAATAATGAAGATGAAAAGATGATGGAAGCGTTTATGTCATTCACATCTCTCTTTTCAAAATATGTAAAGGAAAACGATATTGATCTTTTCAAAAGGGCTGTTGATTATGCAAAGACCTATACTGAAGAAGATGTAAGTGGTATTGTTTTCAACTATGTTGATGAGGAGCCAAATGAACAATAAGATTGATGTTTTAGATTATGGGCATGTTGAGTTGATTTCCCATATGGGAGATGATCTTACTGTTGTAAATTCAGCACGTGTTTCTTTCAACAAGGAAAGTGAATGGGATCACCCAGATAGTCATGTCCCTTGCAATATCCTGTCAGAAAAGGACAAGAAACTTATCAATTATCTGGCAAAACATCAACATTGGACTCCATTTGCACATCCACAGATTACGCTTCGAATCAAGGCTCCTATTTTTGTTCGTGCTCAACTAGGAAAACACCAAGTTGGTCTTGTAATGAATGAGGTTTCCCGTAGATATGTTACGGATGAACCACAATTCTATATTCCATTATGGAGAAATGCACCAACCAATGGTGCAAAACAGGGTAGTTCTGGTGTCATGAAATACCCAGGAGATCTTACCCAGAAATTTGAAAATTTCTGTGATGATGCCTTGGATCTATACAAGGAACTTTTACACGCAGGAGTAGCCCCAGAACAGGCCCGTGCAGCCCTTCCACAGTCCATGTACACCGAATGGTGGTGGACAGGCTCCCTATCGGCCTACAGCCGCGTATACGCCCAAAGAATTGATTCCCATGCTCAATGGGAGGTACAGCAGTATGCTAAGGCCATGGGAGAACTAATTGGGCCACTATTTCCAGTGTCATGGAAAACATTAACAGAAACAACTAAATAAGAAGCATTTAAGGAGCATGAATGAATAATTTACCAAGTCAGTATCAGGAATTTATTTACAAGTCACGTTATTCTCGCTGGATAGAATCAGAAAATAGACGAGAAGAGTGGCCAGAGACAGTAAAGCGTTATTTTGATTTTTTTGAGTCACATCTTAAGGAAAATCAAAGTTATATCTTATCAGCAGAACTTCGTTCTGAACTCGAATCAGCGGTTCTAAATTTAGAGGTAATGCCATCCATGCGGGCTTTAATGACCGCAGGAGAGGCTTTGAAACGAGATAACGTAGCAGGATATAATTGCTCTTATGTGGCCGTAAATAATATTCGTGCCTTTGATGAAATTCTATACGTCCTCATGTGTGGTACTGGCGTTGGATTTAGTGTGGAGAGACAATATGTTGAGAAACTTCCTACAATCGCTGAACACTTTACTAATTCAGATACCACTATTATCGTTCAGGACAGCAAAGTTGGTTGGGCTAAAGCATATCGGGAACTCGTATCCCTACTTATTGGAGGTCAAATTCCAAAATGGGATGTGTCTAAAGTACGTCCTGCTGGTGCAAGACTCAAAACATTTGGTGGTCGAGCTTCGGGGCCAAGACCCCTCGTTGATCTCTTTCAATTCACCGTTGATACTTTTAAGAGAGCGGCAGGAAGAAAGCTTACTTCCATCGAATGTCACGATATTGTTTGCAAGATCGCAGAGATTGTCGTTGTCGGAGGCGTTAGACGCTCTGCGCTTATTTCTTTGTCCAATCTCACGGACGAACGAATGCGAGATGCTAAAAGCGGTGCTTGGTGGGAACAAAACCCTCAACGAGCCTTGGCAAATAATTCAGTTGCCTATAAAGAGAAGCCAGAAATTGGAATTTTCATGGAAGAATGGATCTCTCTCTATAAGTCCAAAAGTGGTGAAAGAGGCATCTTCAATAGAGAAGCGGCAAAGAAAACTGTTGCAAAACTAGGTGATCGTCGTGATTCTTCCTATGACTTCGGAACGAATCCATGTTCAGAAATTATTCTTCGTGATCGTGAATTCTGTAATCTTACAGAAGTTGTAATTCGTGCGGATGATACACAAGATAGTGTTGCTCGCAAGATACGAATTGCAAGTATTCTTGGTACTTGGCAAGCATCACTTACCCACTTCCCGTATCTCTCTTCTACATGGAAGAAGAATTGTGAAGAAGAAGCACTCCTTGGTGTTTCTCTTACAGGTATTTTAGATAATCCATTAATGGGTAGTAAGGATCACCGTCTATTATCTGGAGTTCTAGAAGATCTTAAGAAAGTAGCAATTGATGCAAACAAGGAATGGTCTGATAAACTTGGTATAAATCCTGCTGCTGCAATTACTTGTGTAAAGCCTTCGGGAACAGTTAGTCAATTGACCGATGCTGCGTCTGGTATTCATGCTCGTCACAGCGAATATTACATTCGTACAGTTCGTGCGGATCGTAAGGATCCATTGTGTCAGATGATGATTGATCTTGGATTCCCCGCAGAACCATGCGTAATGAAACCAGATCATACAATGGTATTCTCATTCCCAATGAAGGCAGTTGGTTCAATTACTCGTAATGATTTGACTGCAATTGAACATCTTGAATTGTGGTTGACATATCAACGTCATTGGTGTGAACATAAACCATCCATTACCATAACTGTTCGTGAACATGAATGGATGGAGGTTGGTGCTTGGGTATATAAGCACTTCGATGAGATTAGCGGTATTTCTTTCTTACCACACTCCGATCACTCATATCGTCAAGCACCATATCAGGAATGCACTGAGATCGCATATACTACATTATCTGTGGAAATGCCTAAGAATGTAGATTGGTCGCTTCTCAAGAATTATGAAAAAGAAGATAAGACTGTAGGTACACAGACATATGCGTGTAGTGGTGATAAATGTGAACTTGTTGATCTTACTACATAACAATAACCCCACTTGAGATAGCATCTCAGGTCCGACAACCCCCTACTAGTGGGGGTTGTTTCTTTATAAATATTTTAACAAATTATCAAAAGGAAAATCTCATGGCACTACTAAAATACTACAACTCAAAAATACATGATCTTTATCTTTATGATCGTTTAGCAACCACAACTCAGTCATCTATTCCTGTTGGATATAATCCAGATTGCCAATCATATGGAATTGCTGATTTTTCTGGTTGTTGTGCCAGAAATCGACATTTTTGTACTTTAATTGGAATTACATATGGTGTTCAATTTGATCGTGAAAATGTTAATTTTTGGAATTGTTGTGCATACAGAGGAGTTCTTATCTCTCCAAAACATATGATTATTTGTGAACATTTCCGTGGACCAAGACCAGATCCAAATGATAATACATCTGGAATTGTTCTTCTTGGTAAATCTGGTATTCGTCATACTGTTAAAGTTGTTGCTGTAACTTTAAGTATAGGTTCCGACCAAACACTACTTGAGTTTGATCAACCAGTTCCAGAAGGAGAATTTTATATTTACAATAAGATCGCTGATCCTGCTTATGTTCCTAATGGAACACATATATGGGTTCAAGATTCTAATGGAAAAATTTATAAAAGAATTTTCAAAAAGGCAATATTTGTTGATGGAAAATTAACAGCGTGGCAAAGTGATCCATGTATTGATGGTATAAATGATGGTCCTCATACAAGTGGAGATCCTGCAATATTCGTCGGTGATTCTGGTTCTCCCGCATTTGTTGTTAATTCAGAAGGAGAAACACTTCTATTAGGTTTAATGTATGGTGGACCTAATTTCCCACAAAAGACAATTGATAATATTAATGCAAAACTAAATCCACACGGATATAGTGTCAGTTTAGAAAAAATGACAGCACTTCCACAGGATTTAAATCAAGATGGAAAAATAGACAGTGTAGATTTGAGTATCTTTATGTCTAATTGGGAAGTAAATGGTGAAATCGCTGATTTTAACAAAGATGGAAAAGTTGATGCTGAAGATATGTCAGAACTTCTTTCTAAGTGGGGTAGTTATGATTTATCTTCTAGTGCAGTTCATTATACTACTACGGTTACTCCAATAGATCCAAATAATACTAAAAGAATCTGAGATCTTATAAAATAGTTTTTTGCTATAAATACTATAAAGGAGGTTCCTATGGAACTTTTAATGTCAAGCACTTTAGGTACTGTTTTTTATACTGTTGTCGTCTTTGTAGCAGGAGCACTCATCGGTGGTCCACTTTGGAAATGGATTGATTCCAAACTACCTTGGAATAAGTAAAAAAGAAACCCCCCAGAAATGGGGGGTTTTCATTTATCTTGATCTTTAACCTCTTTTGCGTCTTGGTCCTGTGTAAGCGTCTGGTCCACGCAATTTAAGAATAGCATCTATTTGTGTGGCCACTTGTGGTGGTTGATTTGGTATTCTTACTTCTCCACGTGATCCACCCAAAGCTGATTTTAAATCTCCAGCTAATGTTTTATCGGTTGGATTTGATCCAAAAGGAACTCCTCTTACTACTGATGATACCTTAGTTCCTGTTATTTTTGTTGTAGGAACATTTAGAAATAATTCTCCAGTTTCTGGATTTGTATTAATATTCATTCCTCTAGATCTTGCTAATAATGCAGCTTTTTCTCGATCTGAAGATTTTCCTAAAATGTTAAAAAGCTTTTTGTGGTGTCTAGCCAACATAGCTCTACCTTCTTTAGTGTCTGGATAGTCTGCTCCTATCATTTCAGATAATATTGATTTATAATGATTTTTTAAATCTTGAGCAGTATAATTACTTTCACCCATTATTATATTATCTGCTCTATTCATTCCAGTTATCCACCTAGTCAATCTTGCAATATTTCTTCGAGCTAGTTCTCTTGCATTATTTCTTCTGTTAGGATCATCAGTTTTTTCGCTACTATCTAGAATTCCTCTAGTTTTACGATTTAAATCTTTAGCTTGTGACATCCGTTTGTCAATATATCTATTTAATATTCCTCGTCCTCTTGGGGTGTCTCCGATTTCATTTATTTGCTCTTTCATATATTTCTCCAGACATATTTATAAATATTGATATGTTAATAGCAGGAATTGATTATTCTTTAAATGGTCCAGCAATCTGTGTATTCGAAGGAAAAGAATATTTTACATTTGAAAAATGTCAATTTTATTTTTTAACCGATGTAAAAAAGAATGCTACTATATTTTTAAAAAATATTCATGGTAAACTATTTGACGATTATGAAGAAGAGTGTGAAAGATATGACACAATATCAGATTGGGTGATGAATAAAATAATAGGCTGTGAACAGGTAGCATTAGAGGATTATGCATTTAATGCTCAAGGAAGAGTATTTCATATAGCAGAAAATACTGGAATATTAAAATATAAATGTTATCAGAATTCTATACCACTTGAGGTTGTTTCACCTTCGCATGTGAAGAAAATAGCCACGGGTAAAGGCAATGCTGATAAACTTCAAATGTATCAGGCTTTTTTGAAAGAAACTTCTGTCCCATTGAAAGATATAATATCCCCAAATAAAAAAGATATCGGAAATCCAGTTTCCGATATCATTGATTCTTATTATATTTGTAAAAATCTTTTTTTACAGCTTAAGATTTCTTAGTCTTTTTTTCATCTACAAAACCATCACCATTTTTATCTTCACCTTTGCCTTGAAGGTAATACCACGCTAATCCAAAGACAAGTGTTAAGTAAAATAATAAAGCATACCAATTCACTCTGCTCATCTTTACTTCTGTGCCTACAGGTAATTTAACTTCGGTCTGTGCTTCAATATTAATCTTTGTTGTATCAACAGTTTGAATACTAGTATTTTCTGGTAGAATTACAGTAGTATTTTTAGGAATAATAACTTCTTGTGGTTTTTCAATAATTGGTTCTTCAGATGGTTCTGGTTTTATTATAACCACAGTATCATGCTCTAGAGTTACTTCGGTCTTTTTCTCTGAATCTGTTTTAATATGAGATCCTTTTGGAAGATCAGCAGTAGTATCTTTTGCTATAACTGTGTCAGTTGTTTTATTAAGAACATCTGGAGTCGTTTCCACACCATTTGTTTTACATACAGACTTACAAGATGCTAATACACATAGTATTAAAATTAATAGTTTTTTCATGATTTATTTCCTGCTGTAGCACTACCAAAATAGAACCCAACAATCGCTAATAAAATCTGGCGATTCTCTTGGGTAAACAAATATCCATTCACCGTTTGAAAAATAGTTTCTGATGTTTGTGGAATCAAACCAAATAAAATTTCTGGATGTGTTTGATTGATTTCAACAACTGTTGGTATTCCAAAGAATGGAAGAACGAATGGTGCTGCTATTGTACCAAACAAAACTGCCAAGACAATGATTTGTCGTACTGCTTTACCAGCATCAATCGGTACTCTTTTAGCAGCGGTTTCTCTTGTCTTTTCGTTAAAGTTATTAATATCTAATAGTCTTTTAAAGTTTTCTTGTTCTGATTGGCGTTTTTCTGCCATATAGCGAAACAAGAATCCAGTAGCAGATCCACCGATAAGTGTTAGAAGTTCTATTGGCATTTCTTTTTGACTCCCTGTAAGACAATATAATTTTGAGGAATATCTTCTGGATTCATTTCTGCTCTTTTGACGGCTGCTTCAAATTCTCTTTTAGTCAAAAGCAATTCATATTGAAAACCATCAGAACTGACATGTGTACAAAAGACATATTCAAGTGCTTCATTACCTTTTTTTATTTTATTTTTTTTCATATTAGACCTATGAAAGTGTAAAATACAATATAAATCTTAATTAACACGTTTTCTCCTCAATATTTTTTGTGCTCTGGTATATTTTTTCTGTGCTGATTTGCTCAGAAAAGTATCTGGTAAATCATTAACATTTTCTGGATTTGGTGATACTCCAGATATTCCACCACCACCAACAGACAATTCTTCATTTAAATAATTCATTATATTTTCAAAAACAATATCTTTATCACCACCAAGTTTTTCAACATCCTCAGAAAATAAGGAAATAGCCGTGGTTAAATTTTTAAGTTTTGCTTTTGTATTTGGATTTGGAATCTGAGCAAGAAGTTTTTTGATGTTTAATATCAATTGATCATATGGATTTATTTTAGTGTCAATTAATATTTCACCGCTTTCATCTATAATACCATCCATGAATAATTTTGTTTTATTGTATGGTGTGGTAATATCTTTAATAAATTTAAAAAGAGTAAATGAATTTATTAGTTGATTTATATTTGTTGATTCATTTAACATCTTTTAATATCTCTAATATATTTTTATCAATTGGTATA